CGGTCGTTACGCCAGCAGTAGACACCCTCAAAATTACTGTTTTCGTAACCCGCAACGGAACCTACAGCGACGACTCCGCAGATATAGAGTTCCCCGCCATGGCCGCGTATGAGGCCATTGAACTTCCTGTCAGGCCCCCGTTAGAGGTTCGGGCGGGCGATAGGGTTGGAGTCACAACGTCAGACGACGCCGACGAGAGGGCCGATGCAGGTGCGGGTAATGGCCATGTTGGCCTGGTAGTACGGAAGTAGGTTTCAAATGAGAAGCTACAACAACTACAGTCTTATATGGATGACGATCACAACCAGTGATACGGGCCATTCTCCTGAGAAAATCCTAGTGCCAGAGGGTGGTCAACTGACACATTTGATCTACATCTGTCGCGGTGCCTCCTCAAGTGGTGGTACGTCACTCATGGAACTGAACGTGTTCAACAAGGACAACCCAAGTGGCGTTACTAAGGCGAGTTGGACACAGCCAGCAGGTTTGGATAACAACGCCACAACTAGGGTTGGTATTCCAACGATGCACGTCAAGACTGGCGACGTGTTGGAGTTGAGACAGGACAGCTCAACGAATACGAATTCACAGAGCACGCATTACGCGGCGGTAATAAAGAGATGAGTTCATTGAATTTCTTCCACTCTTGTAACTGCCGTGATTACATGGCTCTCGATGACGATGCCGACTGGATCCCCGCCCTCGTTCCTGAAGCGGCCATATTGTATTCTGTCAATTACAGCATCAATAACACGCTTGACGCCGACGTTGATTTGACGGTGAAGTACCAAAACTCCCTCAAACCTAACGCGGTGATAATCGAAACCTGGACGCTTCCCGCTGCGACGGGCCAGAACCACGGCTTCGTACATTTGCTGCCACCCAACGGCCCTGCTCTGGAGGCTGGAAGCCTGGTGTCTTTGAGAAACGACGGCTCGGGGCAGGCAGATGAGAGCCTGTGGGCCACCTTCGTATTTAGGCAGTAGGGGAAGAACATGGTTATTCAGCCTGGTGGGACTTCGGTTGGCGGGACTGCGGGGACGAGTTCTTCCGCGCAAATTGCGATCCCCCCGTTGAGCAACGGTGACAACCCCAAGTGGGTGCATGTCGCCCTTGTATCCAGTGATGGGTATGGTGTAGTGATTGTCCTTGGTCAGGATGGCGTCGGTGCGGCGACATTGGCGAATGGCATAGGCATCGGTGCTATGCAGGATTCTGTTGTTATCAACGTGGCCGGGAATGCGTACTACAGGATCATCTCTACCGGTGCTAGTACCCACTACACGATGACTCCGCTCGCTGGGATCGTTGCTGGTGGCTGATCTCGTGGGCCGCTACCGCGACCTGGTATCGCGTCTCGGGGTTGTTCGCGGAAGGGGGGCCTATGGCCGCAAGCCCAACCGCGCCGTCCTGAACGAGATCGCGAAGGATGGTCCGGTTACGGTGTTCCACGAGGACCGTTCCACGGGGGACGTTGTAATCGAGACGGCCCAGAACGTGGCTCCGGTCCTTGCGGCGAATGCTGCAGACTACACTTCGGGTCACGATGGGTACACGCCAAGCCGCGATATGCGGAAGGTGGCGAGTATCCCCCTCGTGGAAGTGCATCGACTGATGCGCGAGGATGGTATCAGTATCTTCGACCGGAACGATTGGCCGAAGATCGCCGCGAAGCTGGACGATCCGAACTGGATCAAGTTCCGCACGGCCCCCGGCCGGATCTCCAAGCGGCCAAATCGGGAGTATTTCAGCGCAAGCACTTCAGGGGGCTAGGCGGTGTCGGCATTTCAGGACTACGACAACCTTGTGCAGGGTGTCTCTGACTGGCTGGCACGAGATGATCTCGTTGGTGTGATCCCCGATTTCATTTGGCTCTGCGAGTGCGAGCTCCAGCGCGACCTTCCGTTGAGGCTAAACGACGCGGTTGCCACAGGCACGGCAATCGCTGGCCAGGAATACATCGACCTTCCAGCGGACTATGCGGAAGGTTTCTTTCTGCGCTGGGACAGCGATACGTTGCCTTCGGTCACCGTGTCTTCGTTCGACATTGTGGCGAGTCTCCAGAAGGCATCGGAGACGCAGGCTGGGGATAGCGCCTACCCGCGCGTCGGCGCGTTCCACAACAACCGGGTCTACATCGGTCCGAAGCCCGGCGCACAGGGATACACTCTGTTCTACAAGAGCGGCACCCAGCACCTGGGGCCTGACAATCAGACGAACATCCTTTTGCGCGAGTATTCGGACGCGCTCCTATACGGGTCTCTGATGCACTCAGCGCCTTACCTCGGGGCAGATGAGCGGACCCTCGTTTGGGGGCAGCTCTTTGACCGCGCGAAGGAGGGCGCACGCCAACAGGAGTGGCGTGCTCGCAGTGGTCACGGTCCTCTGCGGATGCAGCCGGATATCGAGGTGCGCTGATGCCCAAGCAAATGCAGCGCCTGGCTTTTGGCGAGTACCTTCCCGATCTTCCGGCTATTGCCAACGCCGGCTTGACCACGGCGAAGAACACAGTGACGGATTCTGCTGGCTACAGTGGCATCAGCGGGCTGTCGAACATCAGCGCCTTCACGGCCTTGTCTGGGCGTCCTCGCGGTGGGATCGCTGTGGTGGACCCGGCAGGGAACCCGTACAACTTCGCCGGGACAGATACGAAGCTCTATCGGATGTTCGGCGCGACATTCGACGCCTCGCGGACAACGGGTGGTGGGTACAACGCGACTGAGGCCACGCGCTGGGAGTTCGTCTCTTTCGGGAACGTGACCATCGCCGTTAACCCAAATGATGACTCGCAGTATTACACGCTGGGCACGAGCACTGAGTTCGCGCAGCTTGGGAACGCCACGAGTTCGGCCCCACGCGCAGCGCACGCTGGCGTGGTGGGCTCGTTCCTCATGCTCGGTAACACCTTCGACGCTGTGAACGGCTTGGCGGAGAATGCGATCCACTGGTCTGCCATCGCTGACCCGTTCAATTGGCCGACGCTTGGGAGCAATTCCGCAGTGGCGGTGCAGAGCGATCGGCAAGTCCTCGAGGGTGATGGCGGGGCGGTCCAGGCCGTGGCGACGGGCTCCGAGGTTGGGGCGATCTTCCAAGAGCGAGCGATTTGGCGTGCGGACTACCGCGGTGGCGACGTGGTCTTCCAGCTGAACAAGGTGGACCCGTTGCGTGGCCTGCTGATTCCCGGTCTGGCCGTACCGTTCGGTCGCCAGGTTTTCTACCTTTCTGAGGACGGCTTCTACCTTTTCGACTACTCAGTCTCCCAGCCTATCGGGCGGGATCGGGTAAACAAGACCTTTCTGGCAGATCTGGACAGCGCCTACTTGGACCGGGTATCGGCGGTAGCCGACGCCGACAACCAGCGTATCTGGGTGTCCTACCCAGGGGCGGGGAACACAGCGGGCCGTCCCAACAAGTTGCTGATTTACGACTGGGGATTGAATCGCTGGTCGCACGGCGAGTTGGAGATGGAGCTCCTGGTCGAGGCGATCGGGGCGGGCGTAACGCTGGATTCAGCAGGTACGACGGCTGACCCTGATGCAGTCGACACGGCGGGCCTCTTGTCGCTGGATTCCAGGCTGGCGGGCTACGGGGTCCGCGGCCTGGGCGCCTATGACTCTTCCTACAGGCTCTCGGATTTCACGGGGACGAATCTTGATGCCGTGTTGGAGACAGGGCGGCGGGAGATGACACCGGGCTACCGCTCGATGATCTCCTCCGCTCGTCCCTTGGTGGAATCGGTAGACCCGACGATCCAGGTGGCGGGAATATCCCGGTCCACTGCCGCAACGAATTTTGGTCCCCCACGTCCGGTAGACGGCAATGGCAGTTGTTCGATGCGAAGCGACGGCCGGTACCACGCTTTTCGCGTGAATTTGGATGGTGGGTTCACGAATGCTGTGGGGCTTGATGTGAACTTCCAGCGGAGTGCGGCGAGATGAGCTACGAGCCGAACGCGCGCACTGAGTCTCCCCCGGAGTTCTGGCACGAGTCTGCGGAGCACTCCAGAAAGATCGCGCAGGCGGTCAACGGGATCCTGAACGGGAAGACGAACAACACGTTTGTGGTGACTTTGGATGCCGGTGAGTCGAAGACGATTGTGCCGTTTTCGCCAGCAAGGTCTGACGGTTCGGCGCTACTCTTTCCGCAGAACGCTTCGGCCGCAGTGCTGGCGAGAACAACTGATGTTTTCGCGACCAGTGTAGCGGGTCAAGTAGAGATAACGCATGGATCGGCCGCTGGGGGTGAGAAGTTCTCCCTGGTGATTGTCGGTTAGGAGCGGGTAATGGGATCCGGCGGATCGTCTAGTTCAACGCAAAAGAGCCAGCCGTGGATAAAGCAGCAGCCATACCTGAAGGATATCTACGCGCAGGGGAAGGCTCTTTCTCAGGGTGATCCGTACCAGTATGGTCCCGGCCGTGTTGCAGGCTTTGATCCCGCTCAACTGATGGGCCTGCGGGCGCAGCAGCAGCGGGCAACACGTGGTTCGCCGTTGATGGAAGGCGCCCAAGACCAGATGAGATCGACGCTTGCCGGGGACTACCTCTCGCCGGAAAGCAATCCCTGGTTGGCGGGGATGTACGACGCGGGTGCTCGAGGGATGACACGCAACTTCCAGCAGTCGGTGATGCCGACGCTGAACACGCGATTCGCGATGGGTCGCACCCAGCAAGACGCTGGGCAGAACGCGCAGACAGCTGCGATGGGCCGGGCCCAGGGCGAGCTCGCGACGGGCCTGGGCGACCTGGCGCAGAACCTGTACGGCGGGGCTTACGGTGCAGAGCGTGGCCGTCAAATACAGACAGCACAGATGGCTCCGTCCTTTGCCCAGGCTGATTACCTTGATTCACAGATGCTTCAGGGTGTGGGGCAAGCGCGCCAGGATCAGGCTCAGAAGGTGCTGAGTGACCTGGTCGAACGGTTCAACTTCGCGCAGTACGAGCCGGCGCAGCGCCTCGCTGAGTACTCCGGGTTCATCGGTCAGCCTGTCATGACAAGTAAGGGCAAGAGCAAATCGTCGAACCTGAGTGTGCTCTTTGGGTAGGGGGGTATCGGATGTTCGGCGCGAAACCTAGTCAGTACGGACATTCCGGGGGGTCTCCCTTCCTGCAGCAGGGGCTGTCGTCTGGCCGCGCCGCTGGTGGCCTGGGAAGGACCGTATTCAACATTCTCGGCGGTGCAGAGGATGATCCTTCCAGGCACATCGGGATGGATATGCTCAAGCGTGGGAAGAGTCAGGCGAAAAACCCTGGTGGCCTGGGCAAGACGGTGGTTAGGACAGCGATCAAGTCCTACCTCGGTGACGCCTTGGGTGCGCTGGCCGAAATCGGCACGGTGAGCGATGTGGCCAGTGCCGCAGGTGAGGTGAGCGAAGCGGCCAGTGCCGCAGGTGAGCTGAGCGATGCGACCAGTATCTTAGGCAAGGTGGCGGAAGGGGCTGAAGAGGCTCGCGACCCGATGTTTGCGCTCAAGAATATGCTGGAGGGCCCGACCCCTGCCGAAGGGGTACGGGGCGCAGTGCAGGATTTCATCACTCAGCCACGGGGTGCAGTGATGGATTTCATCACTCAGCAGACTGGAATCCCGATTGGTGGTCAAGCGATCGTCGGCAAATTGGGCGAGGCAATGAATTTAGATCCCCAGGACATTAGGGATGTTCAGACGCTGATGGCGCAGCGTGATCCGCAGCGAAAGTATGGGAACGTCAACCAGGCGATGGCCCCAAACGAATACCTGCAGCCGCCCCCTGTACCCAGTAATGCTTCGCGCCAGATCAACCGACAAGGCGGCGTTCGGAATCTGGTGGCGCAGCGTTTCGGTGAAGGCTCTCCGATCAC